GCGTATGCCATAGGCCCTGGGTCCGAAGAGAAATCAAAGGTAGGCTTTTCTGCGGCTGTGTCCATGGATAAGGAGAAAGCCAATGGCGTCTGGGTACTTAAGAGTGTACCTCGCCACGTGAGCCAGGGTTGCCACGATAATCAATATTCCCTACAGTGCAGTCTGTTTCTCTGCCGTGGTAGTGCGTCCACTACCAAAAGACCCCTTCTAAATCCCGATCATGATGACAAACTTATTCCCTACGCGCCAACTCAAGGCTTGGTTGACCCACAACCTACTACAGCCGACAGCCAGGAATGCGTTGAGTGTAAGTGCCAACGTCTTATGCGTTGATTTTCGAGATTTGAACACCAAGTTAGCTGTGGGGTTGGGTTGTACCGCAGTTGGATTTGGTGCTTTTGCATTAGCAAGGAAATGGCGTGCCGAAGGGTACACATTTCGATACTTAGAAGAGGTTTTCTCAACTGATTGTGGCATTGCCACGGATCATTTGGAGGAAGGATATGGCACCATCGATGGCGATGAGCTCGACACCCGTCCGATTAGGAATGGTGTGAGTGCAGAGCTAGATAGTGGTGTCAATGATCCAAGTACTGGAGTTTCCGAGGTGGAAGTATCCGAGGCTAAGGAGTTGGGCACGAAAAGACGCCGTAAAAAGCGTGGTGCCAAGGCGCCGAAGGCCGAGGAGCCAGACACTGAGGACACAAGCACCCCTGAGGTTAATGAGCCCGTCGCTAAGACATCCGGAGCTAAAGAGCCTGAGGACACATTCCGTGGAGTCGCCAAACTCTCCCACAGTCCTGTGGAGGTGTCCACCCACCGTCGAGTTAAGCGAGGACATGGAATGAAGTACTTAAATTGCGTGTTGACCGAGTGTAAAAATAAATTTGGCACTCCAACACAAAGTGAGGCGAATAGCAAGGCTATCATGAGATATGCAAACAATATCATGAATAAGCATGGCTTGCGGCCCGCACATATACGCAAATTCCTTCCAATGATTGTTAGCATGACCTTTGTGCCATCCAAAGAGGAGTTGGAGGCATTGGCCATGTTGAACTCGGTTGCTGCGAGCTCCAAGAAGATTGAATATCTTCTTGGTAGCTTGGGCGCCGGGTTCACTAACGTCAATTGAGGCCGCCTGGCCACGCTTGAGGGGGTGAACCACAAATCGAATTTGGCTCACCCACGGTTGCACCTCAAGCGAGGCCAGGCGGAACCGAAAGTGCGCCGTTACCACATTATTGGTGGCATCAATGGTAAACTGCGCACTCTAAAAATAAACAATGCCACCCTTGACACGCTGGCTGCTGCGTTGTTGGAGAGGATGTATTATTGTAAGGTCGGCGATGGGTATGATTCCCCACCAAAGCCTGCAAGACACATTATTCACTCCCGCCTCAGTGTATTCAGGAAAAGCTTGTTAAAGAAGTTCGGCCCTGTGCCGTCCAAACTTGCCCCGGAAGAATTTGTGGGCTTGTTTCGTGGACGTAAGTTCAACATCTACAACAATGCTCTACCTGAGTACTATGATAAGGGAGTTCTCCGAGAACACAGCGTCAGTGCCGCGTTTGTCAAGTGTGAGAAAGTCAATCCCACTAAAGCCCCGCGATGTATCCAGCCTCGCAACCCGGTTTACAACATCGGTGTTGGTAGGTATTTGAAACACATCGAACACCGATTGTACAAGGCCATCGATCGCGTGTTTGGTGAAAAGGATATTGTCATCAAAGGTTACAATGTAAACCAAATTGGTGATATAATCGCAGGGAAGTGGGAATCGTTTTCGGATCCTATAGGAATTGGGTTGGATGCAACAAAATTCGACATGCACGTAAGTGAGAACATGTTGAAGTGGGAGCATTCAATATACAAGTCTTTGTATAAGGGGGATCGAGAGTTAGAACGCCTGTTGTCTTGGCAAGTGGACAACAGAGGCGTTGGGTTTTGTGAGGATGGCAAACTATCCTACAAGGTGCGGGGGCGCAGGTTCAGTGGAGACATGAACACTGCCCTAGGCAACTGTTTGATTATGTGTGCCATGGTGTATTCATACGCTAAGGAGCGTGGGGTCAACATCAAGTTCATCAACAATGGTGATGATTGTGTTGTTTTCATGGAGAGGAAGCACGAACGGGATTTCATACGTAATCTCGATGAGTGGTTTCTTGAAATGGGATTCAGGAT